TATAATAAAACAAGTGTTCTATCGCGGGTTAGTATAGCACTAATTTTTAATTGATTCAATATAATTTAAAATATAAAATTAGGTGAATTTGATATGCCCATTACCGTATATTTTGAGCACGGCCGCGTTGTGGAGTTGTTTCCAGAACCAAATCAATCGTATTACGACGTGCGCGATAAGATCAACGCGGCAACTGATATAGTATCTGATGAAATAAAATACGATTTGACCGATAAGCAATCGATTTATTCTATCGCCATTCCTGACTATACAAAAGTACGCAATGTGCCCCCTTCAAAAGAGTTAGGCCCAACAGGATATCTTGAATATGTGTTGAGAATGCACGCGGGGCTTTTGTGGAATGGCGGAGATTACCAGCTATCAATGGCTTGCCTTGAAAAATCTTGCCAGTTGATGACATATTCCACTCTTGGGTGGGAGCGAAAAGACTTTTATAGGGTCGTCAACTATTACATTGAGTTAGGGCGATTCAAAAAAGCAAAAGAGTGGAAAGATTGGATAGATAACCACACGGAATCCCCGGAAGACTATGCAAAAGACGCATTTGCAAGAACGCTTGAATCGTGTAAAAGACTTAAAACTGATTTAGTAGAGGTTGGCGATTCAAACGCGTGCTGTGAAATTTGCGCGAAGTACCGGAGACGAATATATAGCTTATCTGGCAAAAGTTGGAAATTTCCAAAGTTCCCAGATGATTTTCATTTTCAGTGCGGGCTTGGGATATTTGCTTATATTGACGGTGTTTCTGAGCCATCTTTCAAGTGCATAAGTCCATCTTTATATAGTAAACGACCGTTTCGCGATGATCGAACCGAAGAAGAAAAGGAAAATTATAGGCTTTGGTTAGAACGTGTTGAAAAGTCTTACAATCCGATCAATGAGCCAAATTTAAATCATATTATTTATTATTGGTTCAAGCCTAAATTCCCAGATGACTTCCCAAAATCTCTTTCTGGCTTTTCTCGCATGCGAAATGGTAACACAGCAAATTATCAAAAGCTGGCACAAAAGATTGAGGATGCGGGGTATACCATCCCTAAATCATTAGATGAGGTCGCAGAATGGGAAGAGCGGGAGAATTGAAAAGTTGCAAGGCGGTATAGCTTAGATTGGCCCCGCCGCCCTCTGCAACAAACGGCGGGGCCTTTTTGCAGCCAGCGGGAAGCGGTCGCCGCTGCTTGTTTTGACCATACTCCGCTTTACCTTACCACTTCAATACCAAGACTTTGCAACATGGCGGAATTCGACCGCGTTCGACAGGCCCACTTTTGGCAAACTTATTGCTCGAAAACTGAAGAAATTAAGGTGATGTAAATGAACATTCAAGAAGTGTGCAGAATCCGCAAAGAAGAACTGAAACTAACGTATCAGGACATTTCTGACGCTTCCGGCGTTCCGCTGTCCACCGTCCAGAACTATTTTTCTAAATTGTCGAAAGCTCCATCTTTTTATACCGTCGTTGCAATCTGTAAATCTCTTGGCATTTCGATCGATAAGACGTGCGAAATCATAGAACACTTGACGCCGACCGAGGAAACTTTGCAAGCACGGAATGATGAGTTGGAACGTCACGTTGACGCAAAGGCCGATACCATAGAGATCATGCGGCGCGGTGTCCGCATCCGCAACGGCGTGATTGCTATAATGTTTGTCATTATCGTTCTGCTGGCTGCATGGTGCTTGTACATTGATTGGAGGGGGATCTGATGAAAATACCAAAAGCAAAGCTACTACCATCTGGGAACTGGAATGTCAGCGTCATGGTAGACGGAAAGCGCGTGTCCGTCACAGCGCCTACCAAAAGGCAAGCGGAGAATGAGGCTGCCGCGTTAAAGTCCGGCGCAAAGTCTGCCGCTCGTGCGTCTGAGCGCACAGTTGGTGATGCTATCGACCGCTATATTGACAGCAAGGACGCAATACTCTCCCCTTCCACCGTCAACGGATACAGGAAACTGCGCAAGGTGGTTTTCCCGGAGCTGATGAGCGTTAAGTGCTCCGCGTTGACGCAGGATCGCGTGCAGCGTGCCGTAAATAAGATGGCGCGGGAAAAGTCCCCAAAATACGTCCGCAACGCTTACGGCTTATTTACGGCGGCAATGTCGGAGGAATGCCCCGATAAGGTGTTCCGGATATCTTTGCCGCAGAAGGAAGCGCCTAAAATCAAAATCCCTACCATGGACGAGATCAGAATCTTGCACGAAGACTGCAAGGACACAGCATTTGAATTGCCTTTTCTTCTGGCTGTCTGGCTCGGCCTCCGTACATCGGAGATCAGAGGCCTAACATGGGATTGCCTTGATGGTGATATTCTGACGATCAAGCAAGCAATGGTAGACGGTGAGGACGGCCCGCAGCTCAAGCAGCCAAAAACTTACAGCGGCAACAGAAAGCTAAAAGTGCCGGCGTATATTATGGGGTTGCTTGAAGCAACACCGCGCACAGATGAGTATATTGTCCATGCGACCAGAAATGTCCTGTATAAGCATCTGCAACGCGCGTGCGCCCGCTGCGGAGTTCAGCCGTTCCGCTTCCACGACCTTCGCCATGTAAATGCATCGGTCATGCTCAGGCTCAATGTCCCCGATAAATACGCAATGGAGCGCATGGGGCACTCTACAAACAACATGCTTAAAAACGTATATCAGCACACCATGGATGATAAAGCCGTAGCAGTGGCAGATGCCGTTGACGGCTTTTTTGAATCCGAATTTCATCTGTAATTTCATCTGCAATCCATCTGCAAAAACACTGTTTTAAGCGCACTTAACTTGCAAATATCGCAAGTAATGCGTAAACAGGTAAGCCAGATACCCCTTGCAAATACAAGAAAAACCCCGCAGCCGTTGAAACTGCGAGGTTTTTTCATTGGTGGAGGCGGCGGGAGTCGAACCCGCAACCCAATCCGCAAAAGCATTGATATTGCACGGTTTTTTGACTCGCATCTGTAATTCCATCTGCAATTTACTTTTCCAGTTTCCGCATAACGCTATTATAGACGCGCTCGTTCACGATTTTCAAGCTGTCCATCAGCTCGTCCATGATCTCCCACGCCTTGTCCGGCGGAACATCTGCCACTGCGCGCAGAAAATCGCTGTCGCCGTATGTTTCGACGCTAACCGGCGCGGGTGCTGCGGAGTATGCCATTGGCAAAGCCCTCTCTCTGCTGCTGCTTTGTTGGTCACGGATGGCATACAGCACGGCAAGGCGCTCATAGTTTGTCCAGCTTGATTCTTCCGTTTCAAGGCGGGCTATCCAGCGATTGACCTCATTCTCGTCGACCATAGGGGCGCACCCCCTTTAGCCCTCAATCGTGTCCATGCAGCGCTGGATGGCTCTGCGGATGCTGTCATCGTCGGCGTTGTCCAGCATTTCCTGTAACTGGCGTTTCATGTTGTCGATTCCGCCGTCACGGGAATAGTGGCCGCGCACATAATGCGTGCCACGTCTCGCATTGGACATATCGCGGTCATAAGCGCCGCGCATACCAGACTGCCAGTCTCCGTCGCGGGAATAGCGGCGAGAATAATCTCCGTCGCGAGAATAACCATCGTATTCCATCATCTCGATCTTGTCGAGGTTCTTGATGGTGCTCGCCAGCTTATGCACGATGTCGAGGTCGCCCGCGCCCAGCTCGCCCTTGCGGCTGATCTCGTCCAGCTCCTTGCAGAGCATATCGCGCAGATCATACATTGCTTTCTTGCTCATGTCCATTCTCCTTTCACGCGATTCTCTCAACCGTCAGGTTCGAGTTGGCGAAGTTGACGGCCTGAGTGCTGGTGTTTTCCATTGCGACCGTCAGGCAGCAGCCTTTCGGGACGCAGACCTGTGCGGAAACATAAATGTTAAAGTAGTTTCCTACCGCCGCGGGCGTGACGGTCGCCGTTGCGCTGGTCAACGGCTCTCCGTTGATGGCAAGCGCCGCCGTGATGGCCTCAACCGTGCCTCCGGTGGGAATGGCGATGTTGCCGCCATAGGAGACCCTAAATAGAGCGCGATTTTGATTGGTGAGGCCGCGCAGCGTGACAATGCCTGCGCCCTGACGATGCACGATACAGGGCTTGCTGTTGACCGCAGTTTCCGTCAGCGGGACGTTCTGGCCTGCGGCTACGCTCGCAATATTCGCGTTTGTGTACTCTGCCAAAATAATCATTCCTTTCATATGCCTCGAAATCGAGGCAATTAAAATACAGCGGCAGGGCTATTGCCCCGCCGCGTTTGTCGTAGTATCGGCACGGGGCCGACCATTTTGTTGACGTCAACAACATCGCCAACAAAAAGCTATGCTATGTAGTTGTCAGCAGCCGCAGCCGTTACAGCTGTACTGATTGCCGCATCCAGTGTACTGGTACGGAGCAGGGACGCTGAACGAAGGAACGGGACGCGGATTGTAATACGCGAACTGTGCGCTAACATAGTTGCGCATATCAAGCGTCTGAGCAGACTGAGAAGCCGCGAGGTCAGCAGCAAAAAGACGCTGGTTTTGTTCAGCAATCTTTGCGTCCTTTGCCGCAATCTCCTGGGCGGTAAGGCGCTGCTCAATGCTGCGGAAGCCGCAGTTCATGGCATCAATGATGTCACGGGTGTTCCCCTGAATTAGGTTGCGGGTCTCGCTCCCCTGTGTGGCGAGGTTGTAGTTGATTTTCTGGATCGCTTCGCGAAGATCACAGCAGCAGCTGGCCATCTGTGCCTGCAGGGCGCTAAACTGCTGCATAAACGCCATCTGCTGGTTACACCGGGCAACTTCCGCCTGCGAGAACCCGCTGGTCACGGTCTGCGTCACCCCGGCAAAGCCGTTGAGCATCCCGGTATTCATGGCGTAAAAGCCATCACAGATGCCTTGCTGGGTAATATCGCTCTTGCGCTCAATCGTGGACGCCGCGCTGTCAATCTGGCGCTGGAGAGTAGCAAAATCGCTGGCGAGGACGTAATTGTCCATAGCGCCACCGCCACCCCCCCAACCGTTATTGCCCCAGCCTCCGCACACGGCAAAGATCAGGAACAACACAATGAGCCAAACACCGTTGTCACCGCCCCAGCCGAAACCGCCACCGCTGTTGGTAGGCGAAACCGGCATGGTCAGCATGGGAGCGCCGCCATCGGAAAGAGACATAAAATCACTCCTTTTAATTAAAGTCAGTTTTATCTAAATCGTGGCCACGATAAAGAATTAAAAAAAACGCTATAAATATTTAATTATTGCATCAGACTTTGAAACTGCTTTGCCATCTGCTGAAGCTGGTTGAGCTGCTGCTGGTTGAGCTTACCGCTCTGCAAGAGCTTTTCGACCTCCGCTTTAGGGTCGCCCTTGAAATTTGCTTTGAACTGGTTGAACTGCTGCACCATCTGTGCAAAGTTGCCCATAGGGCTCTGCCCGCCGCCCAGCGCGGCCATAAACGGATTATTCATCGTCATCGTCCTCCTTGCGCTTCTTCTTGCCCTTTATTTCGCCCACAAGCGCCGCCAGAGCGTCAAACTCTTTGCGGGTGACAAATTCCACGCCCTTTTCCTGCGGCGCTGTGCGGGGCGTTTCTGCGCGCTCTACGAGGTCATAAATCTTGAGCGTCGGCTTGCCGCTTGCGTCTGCCTGCTTGAGATACACAGTCGGCGCGGTAGAATCCCACAGCGCCACAGCAGAGTTTGGCGCGATGAGATACCCTCTCGCCTCCTGCTCGCCGCTTACCCACTGCACGCCGCCCTGCGCGATGGGGTTCTGCTGCACTGGCTGCGACATAGGCTGCTGCATGGGCTGCATCTGTGGCTGTTGCATCTGTCGCATCTGCATGAGGTTGTCCGGCATCGGCTGCGGATAATAGGGGTTGAAATAGGGATATGCCATGTTCATTCCTCCGTTTCTTTTACCCAGTAATAAAGCGGGATTTCGTTCTCGCTGTTCCAGCTGTCATAGATAACCCCGTCCTTCACGCACACCACATGACCGGACAGGGCTAAAATGTATGTGCCTGCCGAATGCTCGTCCGCAAACTGTCCGACGGTGTAACACAGCGGGCAGGTGTCCGGCATGATATGGCGCCGATAGCCGAGGGCGTGAAGATACGCGCCCCAGCAGGCATTGGCGTTAGGCAAATCGCCATCCAAATACCCCTGTATGCACAGCGACAAATAGACTTCGCCCCAGTCCTTCCCGGTCGCCTTGCAGATCGCGCGCACAGTGCAATCGGACACATTACGCCCTGCTGGATTTGGGTTGAAATAGCTATACATGGAAAAGCTCCGCAAAATAGACGTAAGTGCGCAGCTCATCAGAATCAGGAAACAGTGTCAAAATGTCCATTGCCATCTGCTCGGTAAATCCCAAAGCTAAAAGTCGGTCGTACATCGCCGCACACCTCCTCTTGTTGCCCCTATGGTACAGCGTTTTCCCCCTTAAAAATTGCCCGCAAAATGCCCGCGTTCTGCCCTCAAAATTTTTTTAAAACCCTGTGATTTTTCTCTTGACAATACGCTAATATTAGCGTATAATAAGCATGTAAACAAGAGAGGGGAACACCCAAGGAGGAAACAAAAATGAAGTACAATTACAGCATTTATGAAGACAATACCGGACGCCTGCACCTCGCTGTCATGGACGAGAACGGCTCCTGCATCTACTACCTTTGCGACGCGGACCGCGCTCTTGTCGTTGGGGCGCTGGACGCGCTCAAAGCGGGCGGCGACCCCATCGCCGACGGCTGGGAGGGCGGCGAGCCGGACCCTGCGACCTGCTACGAGGAGATCAGCAACATTGTCGACGCCCGCAACGGCGGCGCGATCATGCTCGATTTATAAAACTTACAGGAGGAAGAACATCATGAACGAATACAGATATGAAGAACTCCGCGAGGCGGCCATTAAGAACCCCACCGACGAAAATCTCGCCGCTCTCGGCGAATGGCTTAAGCAGTACGGCAACGACTGCTGGAACGGTGAGGAATGGAACATCGACGAGGGCCGCCTCCTCCGTCCCGTGTATGGTCAGGAGCCGGACGAATACGGCAGCGTCCCTCTCGTCGGCTACGATCTCCTCTAAAGACGGTGACTACGATATGAGACGAAAGTACAGCGACTGCCAGCGGGCAGACGGCGACTGCACCGTCTGCTCGCTGGTCAATTACGGGCGAGACTGCCACAACCGCCCCATCACTAAGCTTGAGTGGTCCCGCCGCATGGCAGACATGACTCAGTCCGAGCTTGCCAAGAAGTCCGGCGTCAATATCCGCCAGATCCAGCGCGTGGAGCTGGGGGAGGCCGAGGCGGGCAATCTGACCGCCAAAAACCTGCTCGCCATGGCCGACGCGCTGGGCGTAGATGGAAAATTTTTGTTATAACGCGGCAAAGGAGACTGTGTATGTGGACTAAAAAATGTATCACCTGCGGCAAGATTTTTTCCACCGATCGCGCAGAGCAGGCGAAGTGCGATGACTGCCTTGCCGCATCCCGGTCGACCACCCTGCGCACGCGAACCTGCCACACCTGCGGGGCCAACTTCATCGGAGGGCCCCGAGCCAGCTACTGCCCAACCTGTCGGGCAGAGCGGCAGAAGGCCCGGAAGCAAAAGTACCGGTCCACCGGTTTTTCCCGGCATCTGGGAGATATCGATAACTGCGTGATCTGCGGTGAAGAGTATGTCATCCAATCTGGATTGCAAAAGTATTGTCCAAAATGCGCCCCGGATGCCGTCCGCGAAATCGACCGCGCGCAGTCAAAAAGCTGGAACGCCGAACACGATTACTACATAAAACGCCGCGAAAAATCCCGCAGCGGCGTAAAGGTCTGTGTTGTTTGCGGCCGGGAGATAGTTTCCGGTACCCCCACCGTTACCTGCTCCCCTGAGTGCGCCGCCGCCCACCGAAAAGAGGTCCAGCATCGCGCGGACGCCAAGCGAAGGAGCGGGACGAAATCAAAGCAAAGCGAAGTCAAAAAAGAGAGCACCGACTGATCAGTCGGTGCTCTCTTTCTGCCCGTCGGCAAGCTTGCGGTAAGCCCGGCGGCGCAGCTTGGCGAGGCCGTCCACGCTCATGTGGAGTTGCGCGGCAACCTGCACGAGGGAATGCCCTCGCACGTCACACTCGATGAGGCATGCCATCTCATCGGGCGGCAGGTCATAGGATTGAATGTAAGCTATAGCCCTGCGCGGGGCCATAGAGGATAATTGCGCGCGGATACGCTTGTGCTGCTTGTCCATGCTGTGCGCCGGGGCTTGCAGAGCGCTCACGCGAGGGGAGACGTTGCAGGTCTCCCGCCCGTTTCCCTTTCCGTGCCCGATTCGGGCACAATTATTTCATCGTCGCGAGCTTGCGGATCAGGTCGCTGCCGTATTTGTAGGCCGAGAGGTAGTCCAGCGTGCGATCCTCGAGACCGGAGCGCTTTTTGAGCAGTTCGCGGTAACTCGCCTCATACTTAGGGCGGTATGCGCCCAGCACGAGCGACAGCTTGCGCTTCTTGCGGTATACCCCGTCGCCATTGGACTGGCTGCCGGTGTTGCCGTTGGAGGTATTGCCCTCGATGGCGATGACGTACTGTCCGCTCACGCTCTCGCAGATGCCCGTATGATCGGTCTTGACCTTCGTATTGGGAAAGTCGTAGACCAGCACGTCACCCGGTTGATAGCCGGACGTGACCCATTGGCCGTGGGCCTTGGCGTAGTTCATCAGCTCGCCGCAGCTCGCGGTCTTCCCGCCGCCGTAAAAGAGATGCTTGTCCGCCTGCTGAAAGCACCACCATACAAACTGCATACACCAGTACACGCCGTCCATGCCGTAGGCTTTGCCGTACTTCTGGCGGTTGCCCGGCTGCTCCACCGTGCCGATCTCCTTGCGCGCGATGGCGAGGATGTCTTCTGCTCTCGCCATGCCTTACGCCCCCTTGTCGATGGCGTCCTGATTTTTCTGCGACTGAGTCCCGAAATAGAATGCGATGATAGAGCTGTAGATCAGCATAAGCTGCTCGCCCGTGATCTTGTCAACGACAAAGCCGTAGATCACCGCGCCGGTTGCGGCGATCGTCACAATGCTCTTCACGCTGCACAGGTTTGCAAATCTCTTTTTCAGCAAATCGTTATTCATAGCGTTGTTTCGTCCTTTCTTAAAATCTTAATGCCTGCCACAACGACAAGCTCTGTTGTCCATGCCTTGAACCAGCGTTCCGTCGGCACGTCTGGCGGCGGCACGCCGAGCGCCGTCATGGTGAGCGAGGCGACGGTGTACCACGTCAGGCTGAAAATAGCGATGGATATGTACCTGTCCCGCTTTTTCATTCTGCCCCAGTGCTCCCGCGCCGCCGTCCACGCCTTTCTCACGACAGAACCTCCCACTCGTCGATCTCGGACTTGACCTTGTCGATGAAGCTGTTGCCGCCCAGCGCCTTATAGCCTTTGTAAAGGTAGATAAAATCCTCAAGCTCATACTGGCGGATCGTCTGGCTCTCGCGGTTTTTGTAGTATGTGTGCAGCATATCGTGCCGCAGCCCGCACTTTAGCGCGTCTTTGAGCTTGTCAAAGCCGAGCACCCGGTCCCGCACGGGCTTGATGAGCAGCGCCGCCGCCCCGATGATGACCGTCACCTCGGAGCACAGCGCCGCGATGCTTGCCAAATCTGTCATATCCCGCTCCCTCGTTTCTGTTTATTTTTCGTCCGTCTCCACGCCATACCGCTCAAACATTGCGCGGATGGCAGGGTTGCGCAGCAGCTTTTTGCGCTGGCCGTGGTTGAGGTCGTTGTAGACCTCCTGCAAGGCGGCCTTGACCTCCTTGTTGTACGCGATCACGCGCTCTTTCAGCTCGCTCATGCCGTCACCCCGCTTAACAGCGCCTCCATTGCCTCGCGTAACTCGGCGTTGTCTTTTTCCAGCGCCGCAATGCGTTCTTCGGGCGTAGGCTCGGGCGCGGGCATTTCGGTTGCCAACTTTTCCAGTTCCGCGATTTCTTCGGCAGTCATGTCGCGGATGACTCCATTTTCGCAAATTTTCATGCCGTCTCCTCCATCATCAGTGTCCGCCCATTCAGCACGATGTGCAGGCCGTCCTTGTATACTGTTTTTAATGCCATGTGTTCACTCCCTTTAAGTTGGTTTTTTGCCCAAGACCAGCACGCGTATCTTTGATCCAGCCGGGATATGATCGCCGGTTTGATGCATATGCAACGTAATTTTGTCGAACATGCTGCCATACTCACCGGCCCATAGTGGCATCATATCTGGGGGGTTTCCGGAGAATGCCGTGAATGCAGCTTTCTCAGTTCCGAATGTAAAAACGCCACGACGCCAATCTTTGGTCTTCCAGTTATTTAAGGTCATAATTGATCTATACGATGTGCTGTTCTGCCCATTTACCCAAACCCAGAGGCTACCGTTAGTTCCGCTTTGCGTATCATCAGCCGGTATGTAAATCCATATACCAACCGCAATGGGCTTATATTGCAGGATGGTATTTCCTTCTGCATCCTCAGTGATTACCACATCGGTAACCGCTTCGGCTACTGTCAAATCGGCTACTAAGTGCCAGCTCAATTCGCCGCCCGTCGGCATATCCACCGCCTCCCACGCAGTCGGCTTGCCGTCAGCGTCAATGGCCTTGACCTTGACAGTCTGGCCCACTGTGGCGGCGGTCAGGCCGAGGGAGATATCAGTCCCGCCAGACGGAATGTCCCTCACCGCCTCGGCCATCCCCGCCGGAAAGCTCAAGGGCGCGGTCGTCCCGCCCTTCTCGCGAATAGCGTCCGCGACTGCCGTAATGCTTTCGCCCTGTACCAGATATTCGGCCATCAGAACGTCCCTCCTTCCGCCGCGGGAACATTGGATGTGACCCACTTCCCGTTTTCAACTCTCAAAAACGCCCCATTCTCAGCTTCTTCCGGGTCCGGCAGCTGACTGTCAATTGTACAGTAAGCGGATATTCTGGTCTTGCTATTTTGCAGACTCACGTCGAAAAAGATATTGTAGCCAACCGAATTGAAAAACGCTTTGCCGCTGAACTGATACCCATTCAAGCTTTCGACTACGACGCCAACAAAATATGCCTGTACCTGCAAACGCTGAAAATACAAGAACCCGAATTTGAGCAGCGCCCCACCGTTTTTGGCGGCAGCCACAAGCTGAGTCCCGATATCTGTAGATAAGTCGAATGAGAGGGATTTCCCAGACTGCGCTGGGTCTGCATTTACACCTGCGGAATACAGGTCGATAAGAACAGGTGATTTTTCCGCCACCCATTTTTTATTCCGTATGCGGAGAAAAGCGCCTTCTTCCGCGCCATCAGGCTTTGGTACCCCGGATTCCGCCCCCAAGTATCTGCGCAAAGTGTCACCGGAAACCTTTTTTGCCGTCGCATTTTGTTGCACCACGAAAAGATCATCCGCCGATACAGCTTCCGCCGCAGACAGATCGTCAATGGTTTGGTCTATGATGGCTTTTTCCATAAAGCCCTCCTTTATCGTAAAATATTGATTATATGGTACACGTCCACCGCACCGTAGACCACGGCGGCAACGTATAGCGCATACCGCGCCGCCCTCTCCCGTTGGCGGGACAGCCACCACAGCAGCGCCCACACGATGACGACCTTGTAGCCCACCATGACCGGGACGGAGCGCATCAGGGGATTAAGCTCCACCGCTCCGCGCCGCAGCGCCCAAAGCGTGCAGAATAGGTCGATCAGATTGAGCACGTAAGCAATGATGCCCATGCTATCCCTCCAACAAAAGCTCTTTCCCCACGCGCTGCATCTTGCGCCCGCCCGCCGTCACTTCCGTGTAATACGGGGGAAAAACCGAACCAGCCAGTTCATAAAAGGCGTCGATGCGGATTGGGTCCGTCCAGATGGTGCCCGTCACACCATACACAGCAGACGCAACGAACGACCCTGCAGGAGCATGTGACGTCCCAGTGGGGCAAATTGCTGCTAGTACACCGTGCCGCCATACCGCTGGAGTCTCTTTGTTGATTTTGAAGGAAAAGCCGCTGCCACTACTGTGTTCCGTATAGCCATCTTTATCAGTTCTGCTATAAACATAGGATGCAGCCGAAAAATACCCACCAACAGTGATCTCTCCATTTATCGCACTATTTGTCGTACCGAAGTAGATAAAGGCCTCAGATGGTGCTCCCGCGTAGTTCATCCCTTGAATGATATAGCCATGTGGTGTCCTCACGACGATCGCACCGTTTGCGTACAGCGTGTTTCCATTTTCTACTACTTGGGTGGTTGAAAAGACATAGATACCACTATTTGCCACAGAAGCATCTGTGATTCCCGTAAAAAATGATGCTCTCAAATAATCATAGTTGTTGTACCAATCGAATGATACTCCATAGTCCGTATCCCCGAAACTGTATAGCCACCATGGATAATTGCCGGTTGTCACACTTTTGACCAGTTTCAGTTCCGGGATCTGTGACACTACCCATAGCCGAAGATCATTAGCCATGGTATGCCTACTGCTGCCTTTGAACATCTTTTTTGCAACTGTTACACTCATGTCTCCACCTCAAATGTGCCAGTTTCAATCACCGGCAGAATATTATATCCTGCAAACTGCGGATACGCCGAAAACGCGCTCACCGCCATGTCCGGTTCAATCACCACGCCGACAAATCGCGGATACGGCAGGAAATTGCCGACATAGATGCCGCCCTCTCCGCTGCCGCCTCCGCTGAAGCCCTCGCTGCCAGCGGCCCAGCCCTTGAGCGTCCTGCCGACTGAGATTCCGGCGAGAAAGCTGTTTTTATCGTATTTCACGCGCCATCCCTCCTCACCAGCGGATTAGCGTGGCGTGTCCGCTGTTGTCCGTGATCCTGATCGGCCGGCGCTGCTGGTCAAAGGTCACCGTGTAGCGGTACGGCGTCTTTTCTCCGTCCACCAGCTCGGCAAAATATCCCTTGTCCCACTCGGAAAAGTCCAGCGCCGTGCTCTTGCGCAGCCCCATCAGATCCAAATACCCCTCGTCCCGCGCGGCGAGGCCGAGCTGTTTTCCCGTGCTCGTCTCGTACGTCAGCTCCAGCGAGTTCTGCCTCTTGACGAGGTAGCCGCGCTGCTTGCCGTTATTGTCGCCCGCGCCGAAGACGTCCACAGGGTAGTAGTATTGGCCGTCCGACTCAAACGAGATTGCGCGCTTGACCTGCTCCTCGTACTGATAGACCATCACCGGCCAGCTCGTCTGTTTGGTGGTCGTAAAAATGCGCTCGCCGTTTGCGTAGGGATAGCCGTCCGAGCCGATGGACGCGCCCGCGGGGTCTGCCTCCCAATAGATCAGCTCCCCGTTCGGGTTTTTCGCCTGCTCCGTCGTGCTTTTGGCGATGCCCGCGACAAACTCAAGGCTCTGTCCCTCCACGCGAATAAAATTGTCGTCCGTTGTGTCTTTAGCAAGATACTTGACCACCCGGCGCGAGGTCGACAGCCGGTTGACGCTCAAGTCCGCGATCTCGCCGAGCGCGGAATACAGCGCGTCCGCCGAAAGCTGCCCGGAGACGTCCACGTTGCCGTCGAGCTTGATGTAGCCCGTGTAGTTGTTGGGGCCGACTTTTAATGTGATTGTCGCGGTCGTCTGGCCATCCGGGCTGGACGCTGACGTGACGGATAGGCTAATCCCATCGACCGTTTGCGTAATCTCCGATACCCGCCCGTCGATGTCCTCCACCTTGAGTTTGATCTCCTCGCTGGTCTTGGTGATAGTCGAGCGTGTTTCGGCAATCTTGCGATTAAATTCCTGCGTAATGTACCCATCGGACGGATATTCGTCTTCCATCTCCGCTTCTCCGGGAGAAGAAATACCTGCGTATCCGCGCCCATCATCAGAGAGTTTAGACAGCGGCGAATAAATGCCGCCAACCGTCACGCCGTCACCCAAATCTGCCGCTGGATCGATGTTTGCCGCGCCTGCTTCGTAAGCCTGATACTGGTAACCTTTCATGGTTTGCAATAAAGCGTTTACCATTGGCTGTGTGGCGTGAGGGCAACTTGCAATGACTTCCATGCCGGTATCATCGCCCGCCGTCAAACTGTTCTCGTCATCCACAAGCAGCGTCACGCGAGAGATAGGCTTGTACTTGCCCTTGTCGGAAAAACTTGTAACGTCTCTGCCGACATAATATTTATCAGACAAGGATTCTCACCCCTCCGAATGTGATAGCGTTGCCCGCTTCTGTAATGAGATAGTTCGTCTCGGTAGGCATGGACAACAGCGGAATAAGCAATAGTTTCCCTGCATCGGTGATAATCCAGTTCCCACCGTGCGCCGCAGCGATAAAGCATAGCTCGTTGCGGATGGTGTAATCATTTGCGGGATAGTCGATGGTATACGAGCTGTTGAGCACTGTGCGTCTGTCCAGTTCCACGCCCATCAACTGGCAAAAGATGTTTACAGCGTCAGGCATAGTCATCGGGAAGTTAAGCGACTGGTCTGGCTCCCACACAACGTCAGCCTTTCTCATAGCGTCGTATGCTTCAATTTCCCAATAATCACCATCGCAGGAACGGCGGTTGGTAAAAAACACGCCTTTTGGGATCCAGTCTGTCGCCTGACTGCCATTAACAAGCCTGAGATACCGCTTGATCGTCGCGGCGCGCGGTACGTTGTCTGCATACAGCGCCAGTTTTAATGTTGCGCAGCAGGCGTTTCCGATGCCAAATTCTTCAAACAACTGCGATTCGACAGAATGCGACACTTCCGCGTCTTTGCCATATTCCGTGCCCGCAACGTCAAATTTGTACTCTCGTTCTGTGCCGGGCTTGTGGAGCATCTCGCGCCACAGCGCACTTGTTGTCTGCCCCATATCACACCTCGATCAAATTAAACGCCGCGCCGCCCCACACCTCATTGTCGTCCGCCGCTTCTTCGAGTGTGCATTCCATCGACGAGCAGTAAAACGTGCTGGTTCGAACTCCATGCAAGTCAAGATACTTGACCGTGCACGTTGTTTTATTGAGGTCATCATCGAGTTTTGCCAGCTTATCGCGAGGCATAGAGCGCGTTGTATAGCTTAGTTTCCGTTTTGTGGTGATCTTGTCGCGCCGCATCTTGCCATCTTTGGTACGGGTAGTCTTGTCGCTGTCGAGATCGTTTCTGCTCCACCCATACCCCTTTGTTGCGATTGCGGACGAGTAATCCGTGCCGTTGATAATAAGGACTTCCACGTTACCCCTCCTTAGTACAGCAGCACGGGCTTACCCGCCGCGCGCGTCATGTTGTTGATGTTCTTCACGGTGCTGCGTGCGATTTCCTTACCGTCGAGCTGGATAACGACCGTTGTTGTGCCGCCGCCCGATTCTGCCATCGCCCGTTTGAATGCGTCAACCATCGTTGCAAGCGGCGTTTCGATATTCGTTCCGCTTTTCTGGTCGCCAAGCACGGCAAGAAATTCCTTGTTGGGGGGGATAACCGCGCCGCGAGCCAATGCAGGAGCGGAGATACGGCTAATTGATGGAGCTCGAGAAGGGCTTCCAAAGCCCCCGCTTCGGGTCCCAAATCCTCCGCTGCGGCCAGAATTCGATCTTGCAATAGAATTTTGAGCCTCAACGAATTTGTTGCCAAACCAGCTAACGGCATTAGCCACCCACGTTTTTACAGCCTCCCATGCGGCTTTTAAGCCGGACAAAAGGCCGTCAATAATCCTTCGACCTAACGCTTTCCAGTAATCAGCAGTAAAAAACTTCGAAACGCTGGTATTCCACCACTGTTTAATGTTCTGCCACATTTCTTTAAGCTTGGTAAGAAGTGCACTCCAATCCAGATCAGATGCAGCGGCAATAGCCGCGCCGCCAGCAATCATCATCCCAATGCCAAGTGGAAGATTTGCGCCGGAGAAACACAGAACCGCACCGATAGCGATAAGCGAGACGCCAATCGAACCCATAAGAGATTTGATTGCGGCTTTTGTCTTTTCGGGGGCTGTGTTCCAGTTCATGGCGACCGACGCCGCAATAGATGCTGCACCCGCAATCATTAACCCAATACCGAGAGGTAAGTTTGCTCCCGAAAAGCAAAGCACTGCGCCGATGGCAAGCAAGGTCATTCCGAGCGCCATCATTAAGGCCGACAATGTATTTTTTGTTTTGTCGTTTACTGCATTCCAGTTCAAGGCGACTGCCGTTCCCAGCATAGCCGCGCCTGCCAGCATAAGCCCAATGCCGAGGGGGATGTTTGCGCCAGATAAACACAAAATTGCACCAATGGCGAGGGCAAAAAGGCCCAGCACCGAAAGCACATTTGTCAGTGCAGCTCTAAGGCGGTCAGACATTGCGTTCCAGTTTTCTTTAATAAGTGTAACAAGCCCAATCGCGCCCGCCGCCATAAGTGCGATTCCGAGGGGGATATTTGCGCCGGAAAAACACAGAATTGCGCCAAGAGCTAAAAGCGCGCCGCTAAGGTATGCCGTAAGCTCGTCGATCTTTGCTTTGTACTCGTCGGTCGTAAACTGTTCAAACACGGGAGAAAGCCGATCTGCAAGCGCAGCCGCAGCGCCGCCTCCACTGCTTGATGTGGAAATCGTGTTGATCTCGTCAAAACTAGCAAGATTCCCTTTTGCTTCTTTTGCCGCCGAACCGACGCTACCGATAGCATCTGCTTCTTTATAAAGTCCTTTTGCCGCCGCTTCTGATTTTTTTGCCGTTGTTCCAAAAAGCATCGATACAATGTTTGCAATAACGCTGATAACCTTTGTAAGGATGTTCACAAGCGCTGTAAAGGCAGGAACAATTACACTTAATAGCGGTTGTGCCAAAGTGAGCAACGCGCCCTTTAAGCGTCCAATAGCTTTTGCGGCTTCGTCATTTACTTGGATGACTTTCCAGACATAATCACGAACAACGGATAATGCCCTTGTAATAAGAGTAAACACAAACGCCCTGAGAGCGAGCTTCTTTACTCGGTTAACGAAGCGGGACATGTATTCGTCGGCTTTTTTAGTCGCCTCACCCATCCCGAAAACACCGTTTTTTGTGCTGGAGATTTTTTCGGAAAGCTCCCCCGCTTTTGTCTTCATCTTATCGAGATTTGCCGTATCGGACTGAATTGAAGCGTCCATCTTCTCAACTTTAGCTGTAACGGCGTCATACTCTTTTTGCAAAGATTTCACAGTGCTTTCCTGTGCCTTGATGGAATCCGCCGTAAAAAACTCTTTGCCGCTGTGCATTGAATCAAGCGTCGCTTTTGCCGCATCGAGATTTGCCGCGATTTCTGCCGACTGCTTTGCCAGCGGCATTTTGTCTTGCTGTTTCTGGTAAATTTTATCGTTAAGCGTGTCGATTTTTTTAACCAGTTTATTCAGTTCTTTTTGAGCGTCTTTGTCGTCCAGATCCACGCTGAAAACTACCGAACCGTCCGCTGCCATAAAATCACCACCTTGCTTTTAGTTTTTTGCTGTGATATGGTAAAAGAACCGTATTTAATGGGAGGGAAATAGAATGAAAGCATTGAAAAGAACCTTGTTATTCCTTGTTGTCTTCTTTGCATCGTTTCTTTTGATCCTAATTGTAGGAGTTGCTACAACGCCAGAAGGCCAAGAAACTATGCCAGTATGGGTTGGCGTTGCCCTTCTAACAATACCTATCCCATTAGGGATTCTGGCCGTTAATAAAGCCGTACCGCAGACTTATGACGAAAAGATTAAAATCCAAACAGTAAAGTGCAAGCTACAACTTGTCGGCGGGCTTGACCTTGCAGCAGGGTCTATCTGCTCCGCCATGTGCTCCCCAGAATCTATTTCATTTTCAGCGAGCGGACAAACATTTACGCTTTCGCCAGAAAAGCTAATCGATGTGTCTGTTATGACACCGCAGGATATCCAGACCCAATACGTTTCAAGCGTCGGCGGCGCAATCGCGGGCGGTATTTTACTTGGCCCAATCGGCGCGGCGCTTGGAGGGTCAGCACAGAAGAAGAAAACGAAAATTGTCCGTCAGTACCTTATCTTTGCATATCAGGCTGATCCAGAAGTTAAATACATTGTATTTGACGTGACCTCTGCACCTCAGAACGGGAAGAAAATCAGCAAAATTTATGCGTACTTAAAGAAAAATGAAAACAAACAAGTCTCTCTTTAATTTCAACCGGCTCATTCGTGAGCCGGTTCTTTTTTCCCCAACCATGCACTAAGCGTATCCGCTTCTTCTTTCGAGACCTTTTTCGGGATATCGACCACATCTTTATTGCGTCGGTAAAATTCTCGGTCTGACTTGTCTAAGGGTTTTCCTTTCGCCTTTAGTTCTCGAATGCGGATGACTTGCGCAAAGAAGCAATCGCCAATTTCCATATAAGCAGACAAGAAAGTAAACCAGTGCGTACCGCCAGTGTTGGTATCTGGATCGTATTCGCTTTCGCGAATCTCTTTCCCAAGCACTCGGTTGACAGGGGAAACGATAAACTGAAAATCTTTCGCCCAATCAATGATCTCCGGCTCTTTCTTTTTATCATCAGGGTATTGCCCACCGTTGATAAACCAAAACAGCTGTTTGATCGCTTCGTCGTAGTCGGGAATTGAATCAAAGTCAACAAAGAAGAGACGAAGGGCGGTATAAGCTCGTTCTTCGTCGCTGAGTTCTTCATCGTCCAGAACCTCGAATATCGTCAGTATCACTCGAAAGTCATACCGAACGGCAAAGCTCTGCCCGCTGATCTCTACGCTTTTAGGAAGTCCGTAACTCATACCGCCCTCCGATTAATGCTTCTGCACTTTGTCGATGTACTTTTTGATCCTCGGATTCGTGAATTTCTGCTCACGCGAGAACGTACTGTCGATCTCATCCATAATGGCGAGCATAAAGTTGCACCATACAGGAACGCCTTCCGCCAAGGCGTAAACATTCCTGTCGCCGAAAAGGTCGTCTGCAATGGGTGCATCAAAGACAGAATTGATAATGTCCCGCATTTCGCGGTCTCTCTCTCGGGCAAAAGCAAAAATCTGCTTTTTATCACCCATCTTTTCGATCTGCGCCTTATATCCATCCTGCTTTTTGTCAAGGTCTTCAAAAGCAAGATACAGCTTTTCGACAAAATTGCTGTCGGTAGGGTTGAATGACACTTGGCACTTCCCGTTTACGGTATAAGTTACAAGGCCGTCGTCAAAATTAAGTTCCCGCATGATGCCCTCCTATTTATTCGCCCTCGGTAAAAGTGACCGTGCTGCCGGAAATAGCGGCAGTGCCGATGGTGCGCGTGCCGCCGAGCGTCACGTCGATAGGCATACCGATAAAGCCGCCGCCCTCGCCGCCGAGGGAAGAGGGCTTGACCATACAGGACGAATAGCGCTCCGCAAATACTGCGGTCTTTGCCGTGCCTGCATAAGCGTGGACAATCAGCACATCCTGATTCGCCAGCGCCGCCGCGTTCTGCTCCTTAACCGCGAGATTCCAAACCTTGACGATGGCGGGATCCCCAGCGTCCAGATCAGACGGGTCAAAGGTCTGCGTGATGATGGGTTTCTTCATGGTCGTGCGCGTCGTGCCAAGGATATCCTTCGAGGAATCTTCCTGCCAGTCGTATTCCATGCTGGAATCCGTGACGCGCGTACCGAGGGGCGACCACGTGGGGGTCCCGGTTTCGCCCGTGTTGAGATACGCGATCAGAAGTTCGCGGTCTACGGTCTGCCCCGCCGTGGTGTTAAAGGTCGTGTCAGCCATTTTTAATCACCTCGTAGTTCATCTTCATAAGGATTTGATGATCCTCGTCACCGTTTTCATACACGGCAAAAAGCGAGGATCGCGTTGTAGGCTCAATACGAATGACGCGGCGACCGTCGCCAATGTCAGGCGGCGTTTCGCTTGCTGCCCAATCGCCCAAAGCATTAAGCAGCTCGTCAGCTTTGAGCCGTTTGTCGTTGCTGTTCCCCGGTTTCATGCGGTAGATGACCTTGAATTGGTATTCCGCCTGATATCCACCGAGAATATATTTTTGCACGATGTACGCCGCCTGAATCGTAGACAGCGCCATTGCCGCAGTATCGGCGGGAAGAAATTCAAACCGAATCAAATCAACCGGCTTGTCAGGGAATGTGTTTAACCACGCAAGCAGCTTTCGGGAAACTTGATCTTCTTCCGCTGCCGATACCGTCTTTTTAACCTGCTCCGTACTTCTTCACCGCCTTTTCTGCCACGCGCAACCACTTATCAAGGTTCTGTGCTTTAGATGCTTCGCACCAATGAGCCTGCGCCTGCGGATGCATCGCCTTGTTAAATACCAAGTTGCGATCTGTAACTACTTTTGTTCCGCCCTTTGGGGCGTATGTGCTGCCGGTGTTTGGGTCGACCATTACTTTTCCGTAATACAAAAACCTTGCGTAAGGGCCGGGGTAAACGATAACGTTTCCGCCAGATGGTCCATAGTCCCCAGCGGTATATCCCTCAATTCGCGTCCTGTTTGCCAAACTACCGGTTAACGCAGGAACAAACGGTTCTGTATCCGCCCGTATTTGCTGAGCAAGAACATGTTCGGCCTTGCTGCAACCTTGCGACAGCTTTTCCCTGACAGCGTCCATCCCATCGGTATGCACGGAAAACTTGATGCCCATTACGCACCTCCGACTTCCCAGTGCTGCATATCGGGGCTACCGTAGTCCATAGCATCAACATTGGTCACGTTGTAGCAATCGTCATGGCTCAGTACGACGGTCATGTCGTCCGAAACGAATTCGCCCTTTACAAAGCACGTCATGCCACCGTTTCCCTTGTATGAGAGCGTCCACAATCCAGATTTGTCCGCTGCTTTGAAAAACGATTGCGGGCCGATGTAAGTTTTCGGTTTACCTGTTACCCCGTCCACTGCTTCCACGGCGAACGGGATATACAGATTCACAGCGTCCGCGCCCTCAAGCCCGCTTTCGCGCACGTTCACGCCCTTCGACGCTTGAAGCATCACGCCGCGCAAGATGGTGATATATATCTTTTCAACCTCGTCAAGCGTTGCTGGGTCGATCTCCTGCACGATGTTGTAAATCGTTACAGTGTGGGGGAACATGGACATGGCCCATACCCCCTCGCTTTTAGAAGTCCATACGGTGCAAGATACATCACGACCGCTTCGCGCTTTCTACTCTCGATAAGCTGCACATCCGTCGCAGACACATTTTTACTGTCAAAGCTGCGCGTCCACGCGCCTACCGTTTCGCTCGATACGGCGCGCTCAGTGTCCGTCGAGACCGCATTGAGTTTGTTGCTGTCTTGAATGATCTCAGCCAAAGCACACACAGCGTTTTTGACCGCATCCGCCGCATCGCCAAACGCATTCTTGGCTCGGCCCATCGTAACGTAATCTACATAAGCGGATGCTTTTACTGCAAGAGCCGGAAAGATATCTTCGGTCAGAGACCCCCCCATGTAAACCGTTGCATAATAAATATAATCAGCGTACGCCATGCGCAGCCTCCTTTTCTGGGCCCTCCCCCCACCGTCACGGCAAACCGTTCAGGCAGGGGAGGAGGTAACAGTTTACTTGCTCGTGTCAGACGCGATAAACAGGCCGTTCGGGTTGGGAACAACCGGGATGAACAGGCCGCTTGCCTTCGTCCAAACCGCAACGGGGTCAGGCGTAGCCCACTGGGTAACGGTAATGTACTGGTTGGCGCTCTTTTCGTTGTACTGGCCGTAATCAGCCTCTTCGGGAGTGACGCCCCACAGGCCTGCGCCAAACGAAGTGGTGGTGCCGTTGGAGAGGAATGCGATCTTGTCATCGGGGAAGAAGCGCTTGGTGGTCTCTTTACCGCTCGAAGTCTGCGTCTTATAGCGCAGATCGTTCGTGGTAATAGTGCCAAAGCCGAACATGGACATAAACAGCGCACTGATGCGGTCGGTCGGAACATACGTACCGACGCCAACGCTGCCGTAGATCATCGTCTGGATGCCCTTGTTGGACGACAGCTTGCGCAGGATCTTGTTGGAAAGCACAACCTCGGTAAGAGTGTTGCCGCTGTCCGCTGCATCATCGACGATCGCGCGAAGCTGACCGATGATATCCGCATCAGTGCTCAGATCGAGCTTGTAGCCGATATTGCTGGCGGGAACGCCGTAGTTGACCGTCATGTTAAGGTTGTTTTCCTTAATGGTCATCTTGCCGGTGGCGAGGACTTCCATCTTAGCGACCTCGGTGCGAACCTTGACCGCATCGGCCATCAGACGCATATCGTCAAAGACATAGCGCACAACGGCGTCATCGGCGTACACGCCGTTTTCGGTCAGCAGGCGGACGCGCTCGGTCTGGTTGATCTTGCGCTTGATGAGCAGCTTTTCAACTTCGGTCTTGTCGAACACAGGGCGAGAGCCAATCTCAGCCTCAGTATCGAAAGCGTGGACAGTTGCCATCACAGGGATGGTCGCGCCCGCAGCAAGGCGGAGATACTCAGCCTTGATGTTCTCGGTCTTCTGGTCGGGGAAAATGCGGTCGCCGATGTAGGCAGGACGCGCAACAGAAAGGTTCTGCGAAAATTCCAGACGCTCAGCGTCAGAAATAAGATTCAGAATATCAGCCATAGATTTTTACCTCCTTACTTAGCCGTTTGCAGTCCAGACGGGATACAGGGTCACGTCACCGGTCATTTCGACCTCAGAGACCGCCGCGCCGCCCTTGCTGGTGCTCCAACCGGTCTGGGTGTTGTTGCTCTTGGTCAGCGGATATCTGGTGGACACCTTTGCAACAGAGCCATCAAAATAGCTGTTGGAATCCACAGGGACATCGCCGGTGCCGTCGTTCTTGTCGTAAGTTACGGTATAACCGCGAGTAACGGCGGGAGCGTCAACAAAGATAATGCCCTTCCCGGTAAGCGCGGTCTTTGCTGCCGAAGCAATATTCAGGCCATCAGCAAGAACGCGCCCAGCCACGAGGACAGAACCGGGCATATTGCCATTGGTCACGTCGACCGCTTCAAAAATGATGCCCTCTGCCTTACCGTCATTGGACGGAAAAACAGTGCCGGGGGCAACCGTCTTATAGATGCCATCCTGCACGCCAAGCGTCGCAGGGATCTCATGGGTCTTCAGCACAAGGCCGACTTCGCTTTCAAGGAAGTTCGGACGCGCTGCGCCGGAAATGTTAGTCACAAAAGACATACGTTAAATTCACTCCTTCGTTGTAGTCTGCGCATACTGCGCATTAAACTGTTTTGCAAACATTGCGCCTTTGCCTTCGCTTGCAGGCGCGCCGCCGGTACCGACGGGCTTTGCAAAGCTCGGCGTGGGCTTGCTGGCCTGAAACGCGGACGGATCAGCTTCAGTCTGCGCCTTATGCCATTCATCAAAGCCATCAAGCACACCGTCTTTAAGCTCGAGGTGCTTTTCTTTGAGGTCGGCAAAATAGGCCTTTTCCGCAGCTTTTGAGGAAAACTTGATGCCCTTATCTGCAACAGCTTTTTTCATTGCATCGGCATAATCCCGGTCGGAAATCTGCGCTTTATAGTCGACAGTATCCTTGTCGTACTTTTCCTGCAATTCTGAAAGCTGCTTCTTGAGGGTCTCCACCGTTTCGCCGGTTCCTTTTTCCTCGTACTTCTTGTTTTTTTCTACTTCCGCGTCCAGTTTGGCTTGGACAGTTGAAAGCGCCTTTGTGATTCGCCTGTCAAACTCCGCCTTATAGATGGGGTCAGCCAGTATTTCATCAAAAGTCATGATTTCGTCTGCCATTTTTATTCTCCTTTTATTTCCACAGCGTCATTCCCCGCTGCGTATTACAAAAAAGAGCCAAACAACACGCTTTCGCGTAATGTTTGGCTCAAATTGCCACTTCTTTTGCCTCGATTGGCAAACGGATATATTTAATTACAGTCGCTTTCTGTTTTTAATGCTTCCCTTTTTTGCCGCGTCGTATTGTTCTTCTGTCCATCCGTACGCCTTACAAAACAAGGGCTTCCCCTTTTCCATCGCAGCATTGTAGTCTTTAACAGAATAGGACTTTGCGCTAACAAGTTTAATGGACGCGGGATCAAGCAGCGGCTCTCCATCGCTACCCACTCCGGAAACCTTACCGGTTACTCGATATTGATACTTGAACGGGTACTTAGGGCTTTCCCAAACGGATACACCATCTTCTTTTTCCCCCGTCATGTGGTTGGTGGACACGCGCATAGTCCCATTCTTGAGATATTCAATCTCTTTAGGGTTATCGGTTCCTCGGTAAAACTGCCCGTCCTTTTGATAGCCAGCAAGTCTAAGTGTCTCCGCTTCAATAATGCCGCTTATCTTGTAATATGTATCATTATTAAAATCGTGGTCTCTTAAGACAATTCGGCCATCAGATAAAATTGCGTTTACATTTTCGTCGCCGACATATTTCCCATTTAGAAATCCAGATACTTTAGGCGCTTTGTACACTTCAAATTCTCCACTTTCATTTTTTGGGATTTGAAGCGTTTCACCGGTTTTTTCGCCAGTAAGTTTGTACTGGTCATCTTTTAATGCCTCGTAGCTTGTTCCGGTCGCCTTCCCCCAAACTCTGCGTTCGACCCCGTATTCGGCACTTGCTTCGGTATCGACGGTCTGCTTTTTGGAGGCCGCCGTTGATTTCTTTTTGAGATCTCCAAATTTCCCGCTCTCGCGCATTGCATCCGTCAGACTTTGTCCGTCTTTAATAAACACGCGGCGACCGCCAATCGTGCGCCAAACTCCACCTTCGTCTGCCATACCAAGCCAACGCTCCTTGTCGAAAAATAAAAAAGAGCCAACCGACTACAAACATAGTCAGTTGGCTCTTCGTGCCACTTCCACGTGCTCGATTGCACTATGGGTGCTTATTTATTTGTGATTATTTTACCACATCACCGTGCGAAAGGGAAGAAGAATATTACTTTTTTAGCTCTTTTGCTTCGATAATTTGCGCTTTTATGCTTCCGTCTTTCATTTGCTTTAGCTGCACGCGCGCCCCAGATTCAAGCGCCCGTTCAATGGCAAATTTGAGTTTTTCATCGATCATATAGCACTTTCGTCCTTTCCCATTGCAGCGGCAATTTGGCCGCTTCGCTGAAAGCATTATATTTAGAGTTTAGCCGCGTCAGCTTTATTTTTGCGGCGCGATACTCGTCCGTCTGCTCACTTGCTTTATACGCCGTTACAAACCTCTTCTGCTTGATGATTTGGCGCTCTACACGCCGCTGCATCTGCGTTGCCTCGTATGCGGTATAAGTCTTCCCATCAAAGGTACAGCCAAGCCCATCGTCGATATGTTCAAGCTGCTCATCTGTATATGTGCGTTCGCTTACGCCCTCAACCCAAACGTTACGGCGGTGGCGGCAGTTAGCCCCCTCAAGTCCATCAACGGCCCCAAGCCCGCACACATCGTAAATGCTGGGGTAAATGTCATTGCTACGAGTGGAATATACGAGGCCTTGCCATGCTTTGTGAGATGACCACGGTGATTTGCCCGGAATATCGCGTGCGCCCGCATGGGCAGAAACCTCAAAATATGGCGTCTCAAGATATTCTGCCGATTGCTCCGTATATTTAGCGCAAATTTGATTTACGCCAGTCATCACTGCTCTGCGCGCCGCCACATCAATTTGATCTCGATGCCCGCTCTCATAGTCAACTACCTTCAATCCGCTGTCTGCAAGCTGCTTTACTGCCGTTTTGATAGCCTGATTGTAGCTGATCGCGCCGCTCTGAATCTGCATTTCTGCATTATCCAAAGCCCACTGATAAGCACGAGCAGGCTTTAACATCGTGTTGCCTACAAGGAAACCCATAGAAGCCGTTAAATTGCGGAATGTATCATGGGCCTGCCGCTTAATTGCATCCACTGTAGCCGCGTCTACAAGCGTTTTTGGCTGCGTTACATGTGCAAGGTCGATGACTTCGGTGTAATACTTCTGATTGCGCTCTACAACGTCATTAAGCAAACTATTTAGCTTTTGTTTGCTAATCCCTGCTGTTTTGCTAATCGCTTCTTCAATGCTTTTAAGGTCAATGCCGTGCATTCTCAGCGCTTGAATATCCTGCACCGTAACTTCATTGAGCTGATCTGCGAAGCCCAATCGGCTGCATATCTCGTCAAGCAGCGTGATTTCAAGCGCCCGGAACAGTTCTGCAAGTTCTTCCGGCAGCGCGTCAAGGACTTCCGGATGAAACGGATATTTCATTTGCTTCCCTCCGTTTCACAATATCGTCGTAATGTGGCTTTACCCGTATCACGTTCCAGTCGCATTCTTCCGGCACTCTGCCGTAAAAGATCACCCATTCCGGCGACAGCCGTTTCATCATTTCTTCGTATCCGCGCAGAAACAGGCGTTTGCTTTCCTTGTTTTGCTGTGTGCCTACCGAGGAAACCGCCACAACGCCGCCCTCCGGCTCGCCGTCAAAGCACCAATCATAGCTGCTTTCGTCGCTCCATGAGATAGTCGGATACACCGTGACCCCGTGTAGCTGCCAATATGCCGCCAGCCAGTGCTTGCGATAATGGTTATAGATCTGCATTGCAAGCGGCATATCTGTGTATGTGGAAAAATCCGGCGCGCATACCGCCGCAAACTGCGACAGTTTCGGAATGTACTTGACCGGCGTGTTCCAGTGCCTTACAAATTGATAATCGTCAATAAAGAAATGCACGATTTTATCTTCTGGGTTCTTTGCCGAAAGAAGATAGTTCCCCGGAACAAATTCCCCTTGTGGATACGCTTTGACCGGTTCGATCTGCGGAATATCGTACTTGCCCACGCCGGGGAATGTGAACTTGTCGAGATTTTCAAAGTTAATCATACCGGACGCCATGTACCGCTGCGCTTGTTAGCTCTGCGGTATTTCTTGCCGTTTACCGTAACTTCCAACGCGCCGGACTTTTGCGCTGTTACAAAGGCATTGGAAAACGCCTTGTTTTCTGCTGCTTTGCGGTTTTTACTGGACTGGTCACGCAATTTCCGCATGTAGCTATCCATTTCACCGCGCGCTCTTGCCGCTCTGTCTGCTGCGCTTCCTGTTTTCTGCGCCGTTGTCAGGCGCGCAGGCCCGCTTGCATAAGGATTGACTGCTCCTGCCGCCGTTTTGAGCGCCGTTGTTGCGAGAGTTGCCATCTGCCTTACTGCGTTCTTCTTTTCAGCGTCCGACAGCTCAAGCCCATTGATTTCAGCAGCGTTGCGCTCAAATGTGCGTCTGATAATATCGCCCATATCAGTGACAGACGCGGCGTTTGCTCGGTTAATATCCTGCTGTGACAAAAACCGAGCAAGGCTCATACCGCGCCCACGCCCAGATTCTCCGGCTCCAATGCCGCCACCAGCTCCACCTCTGCCGCCCATTACTCTACCTCCTGTTGCTGTTCAGTTACCATGTCCTGCGCCGTTGGTAGCGCAGCTTTCGCAGTATCTTCATCTTCGTTAAAGTATTTCGCTCGAAGTTCCCACGGGTTCATCACTCCGGCGCTTGTGAGTTGCAAATCTCGGGAAAATTCCTTGTCTTTGGTCTCCTGATCGTCAAGGATGCTGTCACCCCAATCGTAAGTGGCCTCATAATCTCCAGCAGGTGCCAACCCGTACAACGAAGCATACACGTCCATTGCGTAAATCAGGGAATCGAATGTATGTGCAAGCGCCGCCTGGATACTGCTAACCAGCACATACTTACGCTGCTTGCTGCTTCGAATCTCAGTCGCGGTTTTTTCAATCGTTTGCGGGTCGGAAATATCTCCATAAGAAAGGCCAATATTAAATTCAACACGCCGAAGAGTATTCTGAAACCCGCGATAAATCGCATCATCCCTAATCTGCGGCTCGATGTGCTGGAAAAAATCTCCATTCGGAGAGAACGGGCCGATTTCAAACAGGCGCTTGTTGAACATATCCGCCGTGCTGGATGTTCCGTCCATCAACACCTTACGCTCGCTCGACTTATATTCCCAGCGCAGACGCTCCCACTGCTCATCCGCTTGCTTGATAAGCTCGACCGTCGCCGCATCGCCATAAATGGACATACCGCACATGCTGTTACTATCTGCAGTGTTGGCAATAGGCGGCTTAAAATAAGCAAACAATGGTCCGTCTACATTCTCGATGGCCACTTCCGGTTCAATATCCGCCCACTCCGGAATAGTTGTGAGTTGCGCGTCAGCGCCAACGGATCCAGCGGAATCACTGTAATATGCCTTGTTTTTGATGGTATAGGTCGTACCGTTTAACTCGTGTGATTCGAGCCTTACATAGTACGTTCCGTTTACTTTAACCGGCTTATCCTTAAAAACGCCGCCAATGCAGCGACCGGACGGGTCAAACTTTGTCGGCTGAAAGCCCGCAGCGCCGGTAACATCCACAAGCATATTGTCACCGTAAATATACGGCTTCAACGCCACACCACCAAGCGCAAGGCCGAGTTCTAATGCCCGATTAAAGTTTTCTTTTGCTGTCTGAAAATTTTCGTTCAGGTAATCTGCGCGCTTGCTGCCGGTGATGTTTGCTGTAAATTCAACCAGCGTCGGCCTTGCCACTTCTCGGCAAATCGCAGCGGGCAGGCCTACCGCTTTCACATCACAGTTTTGCCACGGTGGGGTATTGACCATCATCGCATACCACAAACCGATATGCTGTTCCATCGTAAGGCTTACGGCGGGAGATGCGCCAAATTCTCGCTCGGCGACCGCCTGCGGAAAGAAAAATCGTTTTACTGTATTTACAATGCCATTCACTAAGCCCATATTTTTATCTCCTCAACTTTACGGAGCTGTTTGCATACATAGGATTTTCAACTGCAATTTCTCGGCGCAGAACCGTCATAACAAAATACCTAACAGCGTCGAGGACGTGATCATTCTCTTTAATGACTTTATCTTCTGCCGCGTCCTTATCCCAGCTATAAATCCCAAACTCATCAAAAGCGTGCGTGCAGCTTTCATGAAATTTGATTCGCCCCGATTTGATACACGCAGCCGTTAAACGGATCCCATCAAGAACATCGTTATTTGCTTTCCAAACAGCAAACTTCCCATGTCTACGGATGCACTCCGAAAATGACGCGGCGCTGGGGTCAATGACGATTCGCTCAACATTATATCCGTCTGCAAACCGTTCCAAATCTTGATAATATTCCTCGTCTGTCTTCTGCCGATTGGTGGCTCGCCCGCTGTGATAGTATTCTTTCTCCATTACAGCGCGGCCTTTATCCATGCGCCACAAACAAAAGACGGTAGGATTTTGCGTGCCGTAGTCGCAGGAAATATAATACTTTCCCGCGCCGCCCGTTTCGTTCGTGACGTTTACTTCTTTGGCGAACATCGGATATACCAGCCCCTCGGCCACTACCCACAGGCCGCGAATGTATCGGTCGTAGAACACGCCGGAAAACATTGCCTGATAGCGTTCCAGCGTCTTTTGAGACAAGCCGGGGTTGTCCGTCATTTCAAAATGCAGATACAGCGCGTTCCGCTCCTTGTTCCGCTGTATCCACTCTGTATAAAACCAGTGCTGCGGACTTCCCGGGTTGCAGGAAAACCACAGCTTTGCCCCGTCTACCGAACAGCGAGTCAATGCCTGTTCCACAAACGAGCGCGGCATCAGCACTACTTCGTCCAGCAGCACCCCCGCCAGCGTGCGGCCTTGTATCAGCGTATAGCTGGCCTCGTCCTTGCCGCCGAACACCTCAAAGTAATTCGTCACAGCTCCGCGCCGCACTTCCATCACCTTGTCGCCACGCCGCCAGCGGATAATATAGCGCTCTTTCGCAAGGCTCATCGCCGTAAACGGCACGATGATGTTCTTAGTGCAGCTGTCCACCGTGCGGCCACACACGCCGAAGCGCTGACCGCTGAAATTCTCCATCGCCCAGCGGACAAACGCCCACATCATGATGGAGGTCTTGCCGGAACGCACAGCGCCGTCGCAGATCAGCGCGTCGTACTTGGAATAGGGGAAAGCAAGGATCTTCTGCTGCTTTGCGCTAATCATCGCTTTCCAACCCCTCTGCCATTTCACGCAGGCTCACGCTCAATGCGTCGTCCTTTGTGTTGTCCGTCGGCAAACCCAGCTCAACAATATCACGCTGCCCAAGGTACTGTTTCCCCAGCCAAATAGCCATGCTTGCGTTCTTTGCCGCAAGCTGCCACTGGCTCCGACGCAGCGAAATTTTCCCCGCTCCGCGCTTTTGTTTAAATACCTCGGAAAAACTGGCATGATAGGTGCGTTTACACCAACTGTCCAGTGTTTTATCAGTCACATCAAACCAACCGCAGATCTCCTCAAGCGTGCATTGCAGGCCGCAGAGGTTCTCGAACTGCTTCTGGTCTATTTCCTTTCTTGGCCTTGCCATACACGCCCTCCTTTCTGCGTTGGCGTTTAATAAACTTCTCCATGTCCCGCTTCAAATTCGGGCTGCTGGTTTTGGCTATGATCGCCCGTGCTTCTTCAATCGTCATTCAAAAGCACCGCTTTCTTCCCCGTAAACTTCTCCCAACGGTCAACAATGACATCGGCATACTTCGGATCATACTCCATGCAGAAAGCGTGTCTGCCATTCTGCTCCGCTGCCATAATCGTCGTGCCGGACCCAGCGAACAGGTCAAGCACATTCTCACCCGGCTTACTTGAGCACTGCATCTGGTAATCAAACAGCTTAATCGGTTTCATGGTCGGATGCTCCGCAGATTTGACAGGCTTATCAAAATTCAACACGGTTGTCTGCCTGCGGTTCTTGAAGAAATAATGCTTCTTCCCTTCCGTCCAGCCGTACAGGCAAGGTTCGTGTGCTTCTTCTTCAATCTCGCTCTCGCCATACAGGCAAGGCTCATGTTTCCACTGGAAATCCTGTCTCCCCATCACAAGGGAGTTCTTCACCCAGATCAGGCACTGCCGGACACGCAGCATCGCATCTCTGCACGCACCGCGAAAGTTATACCCTTCACTGTCTGCGTGCCAGATGTAGAACGGAGCACCGGGCTTCATGACCAGCGCCGCATTGGAGAATGCATCCGTCAGGAAACGCCTGAAGGCCGTATCCTCCATATTGTCGTTCTTAATCTTCCCGGCGGTGCCCTGATAGTCCACATTGTACGGAGGGTCTGTGAGCAGCAAATCCATTTGTGCCCCCCCCAAGAGCTTCTGTACGTCCGTCAAAGACGTGCTATCTCCGCACATAAGGCGATGGTCTCCAAGCTGGTACACATCGCCAAGTTTGCTCTTCGGCTCTGCTGGTAAAACAGGATCGTAGTTGTCCTCTACAACTGACGTGTCGAGTTCATCACGCAGCCCCCAATCAAAGTCAAACGCCGACAAATCCAGCCCAGGCAGTTCATCGGCCAGCAGGTCAAAGTCCCAATCGCTCTCGTTGCTCTTGTTGTCCACCAGCCGCAGGGCGTTTACCTGCTCCGGTGTCAGATCATCCACACAGACGCACGGCACTTCTTCCATGCCCAGTTTCTTTGCCGCCATAGCGCGGCAGTGGCCGATTACAATCACGCCGTCGCGATCAATCACAATCGGCTGAACAAAGCCGTACTGCTTGATGCTCTCCGCAACGTTGTTAATCTGCCGCCTGTCATGCTTCTTTGCGTTGGATGCATACGGAATAATATCTGCAATCGGTTTGTTATGGATAACCATAAGTCTTCCTTTCCTGACGCAGCGGCCTCCCACCACTGACCTTTGTCATTGCCGCGTCCTCCCCCGGCTTTCGCCACGCCTGTATTCATGTCTTCCCTGGGACACATTACAAAGAGGTGCGGGAAGTCCTGTTTTATGTAAGCAGACTATTGGGGACGCATCTCTTATAGCGGTCTGCCAGCGCACCGCCTGTTGTTTTACACAATCGGTCGGGTGCCACCACGCATCCATACTGTCCTACACAGCGGCTTTGTCCTAAGACAACCGTTACCACACCACATCCACGCCTCGGATTTCTCAAAAGCACGGTGGTACCCAGACCAATCACGGAACTTTACAGCCCTGCGCCGGTACGTCGGTCGCATCCGTTCATCTTTACAAAGCCGGTGCCAGCCAATACATAAATTCCTTCGTCCTGCCGCTTTCGTACAGCGCACAGGAAAGACCACTTTCGCAGGCTTACGCTCCGTGCGGCTGCGAGGCAAGAGGTCACGCCTATGGTGCAGACGGCAGGACTCGAACCTGCGACATTTCCATTATTTGCGAAACGCTCTTGCCCACTGAGCTACGTCTGCATATTGCGGGGGTGGTGTGAAAAGATGAAAAGCACCGCGCCCCGCGATGGCGTAGGAGGTAAACGCCATAAATGAGAGAACCGCAAAGGCTTTTACACCTCTGCGGCTCAATTCTCCCATAATTGCAATGCTCTGACTCACTTATAAGTGAGTTTTGCAAAATATTTTTATAAACTTTTTGGATAGTCCGACCTTCCAAGCAGGTAATCAATCGACACGCCGAAATAGTCGGCAATGCTTATCAGCGCGTCCATTGACGGTTTCTGCGTCCCCATCTCATAACGCTTGATCGTGTTGCGATTCAACCCGCACAGCTCAGATAATACGCATCGTTTCAGTTGGTGGCGCTCGCGCAATCTACGTAGCCGATCAGGAAACGTGCTCATCGCATCACCTCAATCATCTCCCGCGCTGTTGATCAGCCTGTCAAGATAGAATCTCGCCTTTCGCAGATCTTCCTTGCCGTTTTTCAGCGGCCAGCGCCACATGTACTTGAGCACCTGACCCGTCAGCCATGCGCGCATGGGGTCTGTCTGGCATGTCAGCGCCGCCGCGATGGCGTCAATGCACTCGATCCCGCCCGCCGTGTAGTGCGCGGGATG